CCGTCACCGGGTAGTACGGCAAACTACCATCCTGCGGCAGCAGATGACATTGAGACCATTATAAGATTCTGCACAGTAACCGGTGCTGGGTCTAGTTATAGCACATTATGGAATACGATTTCAGCTAGAGCCAGCACGTATGGGCTGATAATTTCGGGAGAAAGTGCAGGCGGACATCTTGTAGCCTATGCTGGTATGAAATACATTTACGACTACGGACAAGGGCCAATTACTGCTATCTGTCCTGTAGTAGGTCCAATGGATCTAGATTATGTTACCTTAAACGATGCTACAGTTACTGAGACTGCAAAATTCATTGTCAATAGCTATGTAAACAGTACAGGCAACAGCACCGCATTGCAAGCGGCTTCGCCTAGATACAAGTATGGATCACAAGCAAGTCCGGGTGTATGGCGTGATGCTGTAAAAAATTCCAATGTCAAATTTATTTTTGTTAATAACATCAATGACACCCTGGTTCCTCCAGCCCTTACTGATAATTTTATCAATACATTACTGGCAGAGTTGGGAAATAATCGAGTTACATATATTAAACTAGACGAGGGAGGAGATTGGGCGGCGGCTAATACTGCGAATCCTAGTCACAATTTAACCAGTGCCATTTCGACTATTGCAGAAACGGTAGCACTCTTAGGTAATACTATAACGACTACAGTTGCTATTCCTACAAAACAAGCTACCGCCGGAACGTCAGTGGGCTCATTTACTCCGGTGGCATTTAGTGGTGGCGCTGGAACTGTTACATACGGTATTAGTCCAAGCCTTCCGACAGGTTTAAATTTCAATACTGCTAATGGTGCCATAACCGGAACTCCTACAGGTGCTTTACAAACTACTACATATACAGTTACAGGTACAGATGCGTCACTCAATACAGCGTCTAGTACCTTTACACTATCAATTCAATCTGCTCCTGTATCTGGCTCAACGAATGCAGTTAACCATAATGATTGGAATCTTTTACAAGGCAAGGTAACCGCAGTTTTAGGAACGCCTAACAATAGTACAATTGATCTAGGGTGGAATCAAAGTTACACAAGTAGTATAGTAAATACTAACGATAAGATAACTGGTATTGAGTATGATCAAATTGCACAAGATGTTGATAAATGCTATCAACAAATTGCTAATACGCGATATCAACCTACATCTAGAGTACCAGTAACATCAAAATATCTAGTTACACAATCCGACTATAATGGATTGAGCGCGGCTGTTGACTATACCTATACAAATAGAAATACAGCATCTTCGTCTAGGCTCACTTCAAGTTCATGGACAGCACACGGCGGGAATATTTCCTTTTCACAGGCACACGGATTTGGTTCCCAAGTTGACTTTGCCAACAATGCGGATTTTAGAAGTTTTTGGAATGCAGGCGGATACATAACATGGAATTTTAGTTTTGTGCCATCCGTACAAAATCCAATTAGTCAAGGATGGGCAGACCTCCTTGGCGGTTTAGGAAGTTTTAGACTTACTAGAACTTCCTTTACTCAATTTAATCAAGGTATAACTTATCCTGCAACGTTAAATCTTGTTGGCGGAGTATATGGCGGAAATATGTTAGTAAATCCAGATCCAATAAACCAAGTTATAACTCCAACGGCAAAAGTCTTCGAAGCAGATGCAAATTATACCAGCAGTTACTTTGTTATGTGGGTCGGCTTAGACAATGCTGATTTATTACAAGCTAAATCTATCTTTGTAGTTAGTGCGATCCAGAATATGTATGTTGGTGCAGGTGGTTCTAACATTGTTTCGAGTGGCAATCCTGGGTTAGGACAGACAGTTACGTACCCTTTCAATATTCAACCCATAGGCCAGACTCATGTGTATAATTACTTGGACGGCACTAGATATAATGCTCCAAGCTATCCAGGACTACAGCCGTCATTCTAATTGAAAGGTTAAAATGGACGACAGATTAATAAAAGCATTAGAGCATGCTGATTATAGACAGACTCTCGGGATTGAAAGACAGCGATTAAAAGACAAAGCACACGCAGAACTTATTATAGGTTATTGCGGCGGTATGTTTACAGTTGATCGAACTTTGATTGGATTCGTTAATTCTATTAAAGAATACGGATCTGCTGTTATCCTAGATGACAATGGTTATCCTGTTGCGATTGAAAATTTAGAAGATTTCCAAGCACGAGTAATTGGAACATATTTCGAAGTCACTAATAGATATCTAACAGACTACAACGAAATTAAACAAAAACGAACTGCGGCTAAACTGGTGGATCTATGAATCAGGGATGCTGTATCTTTGCCTACGATGGCGATATTGCCTACGGTACCCAAGCGGTACTTGCGGCTAGATTAGTTAAAAAATATCTCAATATTCCTGTAACTCTCATAACAGACGAAGATACTTCAAAAAGAGTTGATCACAAAATCTTTGATCAAGTTATTATATCCCCAACAGAAGACAGTGCTAATTCAAGAATATTATCAGGGCAGACTATTGCCTTTAAAAATCTCAATAGAAACAGAATTTACGATCTTACGCCCTACGACCGTACCTTACTAATAGACAGTGACTTTTTAGTTTTTAGCAATAGATTAAAACACTATATGGATAGCAATTACGATTTTATGATTTGCGAAAACATGAAAGACCTTTGTCCTAATAGAAGCGGAAGCGTTGTTTCATTTAGCCCAGCCAGTCTTCATATGTTGTGGGCAACAAATATAATCTTTAACAAAACACCAGACAACAAAATCCTCTTTGACTTAGTAGATCACATCAGAGAAAACTGGGAATGGTATGGAGTATTATATCAATTTGATACTAGAAGGTTTAGGAATGATTATGCATTTACTGTAGCTTGCCACATAATGTCAGGCTTTGGTGCTGATCAATATTATACAGCACTTCCTAGTCCGTTGTTGTTTACCGATAAAGACTCATTAATAAAGACAAGTAAAAAAGGATTAACGTGGGTAACAGGTGATCAAAACAAACTTGTTAAAACACAGGATCAAGATATTCACATGATGAATAAGACAGAGTTGTTACGAAAGATTGATAATTTTTTTAATTTGTATGATTGATAAACTATTAGACAAAGGTTATTTCATGATAGCCAACAGCGTTAAAGAAACTAACTATATAAGATTGGCGTATATTACAGCATTGACTATAAAATTAACTCAGCCTGAAGGATTTAATAGTGTTAGCATTGCTACAACTAATGTAAAAAATGCACAGTCGTTAAAACTGTCTTGGGTGTTTGACAGTATCATAGATTATGAAGGCCCAAAAGGAATGAACGCTAGATCAAGGGCGTATGAACACACTCCCTATAAAGAAACAGTATTCATTGATGGAGATTTCCTATTCCTTAATGATGTTAGTCATTGGTGGCCCCACATGCAAAAACACGATCTATGGTGTGCTACCCGACCTATAACATTTAGGGGTGATACTATGACCAGCAAGTATTATCGAAAAACATTTACTGAAAACAATCTACCAGATTTCTACTCTGGTTGGTTATACTTTAAACAAAGTAGAGAAACTTCAAAGTTCTGGGACATAATGCGAGCATTAACAGATTACCCAGAGTTATGGAAGGACAGACTAATTGAGTGTAAGTTTGAGAGTATTCCAACAGATGAGGCATGTGCATTGACTGCAAAGATGTTAGATATAGTAGAAGACATAAGCGACCCAAAGATGCCTTTTCCAAGATTCACACACATGAAAGCACGGTCTCAAGGATTTGGCGAAGCGGCTGTTCACTGGACAGATTACATTGCGTTCTATTATAATAAAGACTTTAAGGTAAAAGTAGGACCGTATCTTCAACAGGACATCTTACACTATACAAAGAAAGATTTAATAAGTGATAGCTTTATTAACATGTTAGAGGAGAAGGTATGGAACAAATACAAAGATATTATGTAAAATTTAACTCTTCTACATTAGAAATTCAATCAATGGGACAGCACTATGAAGATAGTCCCGATTGTACAGTGGTAAAAGTGCCTTGGAAATTAATAGAACCATTTTTTACTGATTTAAAAAATATAAACGAGTACTATCCATTATTTGAAAAAACTGTAATTACAGGATTTAGACGTAAACGTATCTTTAATAGCTCGATCGTAAAAAATGACGACTTAGAAACTGTTAAGTCTCTGCGACCTTATGAGAATTTTATAGCTGACTGTGCCATAATTGCACAACTGAGCAATAATATTCTAAAACTTCATTATGATCGAAATCATTTTGATAGTCTAACCAATCAAGAGAATATTGAAAGATTGACGTTGGTACAGGAAAAAGTGTATAATGTACATATCACAGAAAAAGGTGATCCTTACAATCTGTATGATACGAAAGAAATACAAGTAACCGATTTTATCAACGGAACACCTATAGAATTGATTTACAAAGGGCCAAGTCCAATATCAGTTTATGTCATTGCTAAAAATTAACGAATTAGATTGCATATTCATTTCCTATGATGAACCTAATGCAGAATTAAATTATGCTAGGTTGCTACAAGAAGCACCGTGGGCAAAGCGAGTTCACGGAGTTAAAGGCAGTGACGCTTGTCATAAAGCCGCGGCCAATCTAAGCGAAACCGAGTGGTTTGTTACTGTAGATGCAGACAATATTGTAAATCCTAAATTTTGGGATTTAGAAATTGATTTAGACAATTATCCAAATGCACAGGCATTCAACTGGCCTGGGCGCAATAACATTAATGGACTGCGTTATGGCAACGGCAGTCTAAAAGCATGGCGCAAAGACTTTGTGCTTAATATGAAAACGCACGAAGCCGCAGAGGAAGACAAAGGGCAAGTAGACTTTTGTTGGGAAGCAGGATACTATCCTCTCACAGTCAGCTATTCAGATACAATTATAAACACAACACCTCTACAGGCATGGAGAGCTGGATTCCGTGAAGGTGTAAAGATGTGTTTAGATCGCGGCATTCGATTAGAACAAGGCAAGAACGCCAAAGAAGTAATCTGGTGGGAAAATCTACATAGATTGAAACAGTGGCTTACATTGGGCATACATGCTGATCAAGGTGCGTGGGCTATAGTCGGTGCATGGCAAGGCGTTTACCTTACTATGTGTACTGATTGGGACATTACCAATGTTCGAGATTTTGAAATACTTAATCAAATGTTTAATAAAACATTTGGAACAGATCCGTTAGAACTAATTCAAATGTATCAAACAAAAACAAAAGATTTTATCAGTGTGCCTGTTCTTAATGCAGATACAAGCGCCTATGTAGTTAACACCTTTGACGAATTTTATAGGCTTAATCGTGTATGATTTAATTTTTATCAGTAACGGAGAACCAAACGCTGAAGAAAACTATCAGCGTGTTAAATCAAGGTTTCCTCTTACTAAGCGTGTTAAAGATGTTGTAGGCATTCATCAAGCACACATTAAAGCCGCACGTATGAGCTTTACTGAAATGTTTTGGGTAGTCGACGGCGATGCACAAATATTAGATTCATTTAACTTTTATTACAAAGTACCAGAATGGGATTTAGAATGTGTGCATGTGTGGCGCAGTCGCAACCCGCTTAACAACCTAGAGTACGGGTACGGTGGAGTTAAACTACTGCCAAAGAAACTTACTCT